GACATCCTCCGCGAGCCGCGATCCGCCTACGAGGACTCCGCCATGATCTAGGGGCACCCTTCCGACCCGCGGCGGCCGGGGCCCCGGAGCCGTCATTTTACAATTTAGGGTCTCTTCCGAGGAGAACCCCGCAGCCCTACGCGGCCAGAGAGTCCAGGTTGGACCGACCCGCGCCAGACGTGGCGCGGGTTTTTCTTTTGCATTATCCGGACCCATGAGGTAGGATTGCCCCCGCAAGAGAGGACCGGGGGTCCTCGTGGGGATGCTCGCCAATCTCAGTCGCCGGTTCTGGCCCTCTCAGGGGGGGTCTATGTTCCTTTGGCCGAACGGCGATCTCGGCACCGCCGACGTCACCCCGACAAACGCCGACACCCTTCCGCCCGTAGCCCGCGCCCTCGAGCTCGTCTCCGGCGACATCGGCCGATTGCCGGCGTGCGTGCAAGTCGAGACCTCCGCCGGGTACGAGAAGATCGACTCGCCGGCGCTCGACCTAATCAAGCACCACCCGAACGAGTACCAATCCGGGTACGAGTTCATGCGGTACATGGTCCGCACCCTGATGCTCCAGGGGAACGCCGGCGCCGTCATTCGCCGCACCCGGGGCGGGGAACTGCTCGAGCTCGTGCCCGTGCTCCCGGATCGGTTCCGCATCCAGTACCGCACGGACGGATCGGTCTACTACCGGGTCGCGGACATCCCCGAAGACCTCGAGCCCGACCGGGTGATCCATTTCCGGCTCTCGGGCACCGCGCCGCTGTGGGGCGATTCGCCCGTGGTCCGCGGCCGGGCGACGCTCGACCTACTCGCCGAGCAGGAAGCGACAGGCCGCGCGCACTTCTCGACGGGTGCCGTCGGGAAAATCGCCTTGACCAGCCCGGAGCTAATCGGCGATTCCGCAGTTGCCCGCCTCCGCGAAAGCTGGAAAGCCTCCCACGGAAACGCCGGCGCGATCTCGACCCCGATGATCATGCAGGGCGGAATGACCGCTTCCACCGTCGGCGCGAACCTGTCTCAGTCTGACTGGTTGAAGGCTCGTAACTTCTCGACGCAGCAGGTCGGAATGATGTTCGGCATCCCGCCGCAGATGCTCTATGCCGATGAGACTGGCGAAACCGCCGAGCACACCTACACGCAGCTCCGCGCGTACGTCGATTCGTGCTTGAGCCACTACACCGAGCTCATCGGTGGCGAGATTCAGCGAAAGCTCTTGCCGCCCGGCGAACGGATGACGTTTGATTTCCGGCACATGCTCCGCGGATCCGTTGACCAGGTAGTCGCAGCCGCTCGCCAAGCGATCGACGCCGGGGTGATGACGCAAAACGAAGCACGCGAAATGCTCAACCTTCCGCGGATCGAGGGCGGCGACGAGCTCGTGTTTAGCAAGAACTACAGCGCCGGCGGACTCACCGACGCCGAACAGGACGAGGACGCCACCGATGAAGCTTGAGACTCGACGAATGGCGTTCCGTGCCGTCGCGACGGGAAACACCCTCGCGGGTATCGCCGTCCCGTACAACGATTTTTCGCACGTGCTCCACGACCGCGCGCGGCCGTACAAGGAACGATTCGAACGCGGCGCGATGAAGCCGAGCGACGACACCGTGATGCTCTACGGCCACGACGATAGCGGGGTGCCGCTCGCCCGCGTCGGCGCCGGCTCGCTCCGATTCGAACAAGCTGACGAGGGGCTCCGGTTCGCCGTTGAGCTCCCCGAATCACGCGCCGACATCCGCGAGGCCCTCGGCCGCGGGGATCTCACCGGCGCCGTTTCCGTGGGGTTCTACGTGAATCCGGACGGCGACGAATGGCAAACCAGGACCAATCCGTCGATTCGCACCGTGCGTTCGGCGGGTCTCTATGAACTCTCGATCGTGCGCGTTGGTGCCTACGAACGAGCTTCGGGGATCTACCAATGAGCGACGCGCTCAGAGAAACACGTGGGAAGCTCGAAACCGAGCTCCGGGAAATCGTCAAGAAGGCCGACCCGACCGAAGCGGATATCAACCGCTACGACGCGATCGAAGACCAGCTCCAGGAACTTGAGGTTCAGAGTCGAGCGACCGCAATTCGCGAGCGGTACGAAGCGCGCCAGGCCGAGCCCGATACCGCACCCGTCCCGTTCGTCGGGATCAACCGAGCCGATCGACCCGAGGCCGTCACCGACCTCGAAAAGGGTTACGCGAACATTCGATCGATGGCGCTCAGCGATCGCCGGGCGTACACGGTCGGCGCCGACGCCGACGTCATCCCCGCCCAGACCGCGCAGGAACTCATTCGGCGTCTTCCGTCGTTGTCAGCCGTCCGCCAGGCGGCGACCGTTCGGACGTACGCGATGACCACCGAAATTCCGCAGGTGGTGAACCGCGTCCCGTACGCGACCCTTGTGGATGAATCCGCAGACAGCCAAGCCGCGGACGGGACATTCACGAAGGTCGCGACGAAGGCGTTTATGAGCCGTTATCGGTCGGCTATCTCGCTCGAGATGGAGCAGGACGCGATTCAGCCCATCATGGGCGAGATCCTGCAGCAGCACATCGAGGGCCACGCGATGGGGTGGGATCGTCTTTACTCGAGCGAAGAGACCACCGCGTCCTCTCGAGTTAAGCCGATGGGATTGTGCGCAGCAAAGGCCGACATCACGGCCGAGCTTGCAACCACGATTAACGACGTTGATACCGCCGCCGGCGCTACCGAGGCATCGGTCACGATTGCCGACCTTCTCGCCACGCAAGCCGCGCTCCCAGGCCGATACCGTGCCGGGGCGAAGTCGTGGATTATGAGCCCCGAGCTCCACGCTCAGATTGTGCAGTCAACCGACCCGAATTCGCGACTCGTGTTCCTCCCCGCGAACACCGGCACCCTCCAGGAAAACCCGCTTTCCGTGGGTACGATCCTCGGATACCCCGTGTATCTCAGCGACCACATGCCGGACGCCGGGAACGACAAGGTGGCCGCGATCCTGCTCGACCGCGAATCGTACATGGTCGCCGACCGTCTCCAGCTTCAGATTGTGCCGGACCGGGTGTCCGGGCTCGGAACGGGAACGACGTACCTCAATACGTACATGCGTTCCGATGGTCTCTGGACTCAGGCCGAGCGTTCCGCGCGTCTCATCTACGCGACCTGACTTGATCTCTTGCTCCGGGGGCGGCGCCGTACTCGACCGCGGCGCCGCCCCCATTTCTCGCCATGCTTCAAACCGTCACCGAATCCGCGATCCCGTTCAGTCTCGACGAGTTCCGAGACCATTGTTCAATTTCGCCGGATGAGCGGGAACATGATCCCGCGCTACGCCGGGCGCTCTACGCCGCGGCCGTCTTCGTCGAATCAAAGGCCGGAATCCGGCTCCGGGGATCCACCCTCTACGACTACTTCCGCGGACGCCCGGGGCCGTTCCGGTTCCTATCCGGCCCCGTGAATTCGGTATCGGTCGTCCGGGACATGACCGCCGGAGCCGACGTCGACGCGACCGCGTGGGAGCTCGATCTCGTGGGGCAGTGGCCAAGCCTCCGCAGCTTGACCGATTCCACGTGGAACCCAACCAGCACGTATCGAATCACCTGGACCGCCGGATACCCGACGATCCCGCACGACCTACACGCCGTAGTCTTCCTCGTGGGCGCCCTCTACTTTGAGAACCGCGAAGCCGCTACGCCGATTGCGATGCATGCGCTACCGCTTTCCGTTTCGTCGATCCTCCAGGGCTACGGCCCGCGGGAGACTTGACCGATGCAGGCCGGGCAGCTTCGCGAAATCGTCGAGATACAGCAGCCGACCGCGACCGACGACGGCACCGGCCAGCGCGTGTACACGTACACGACCACGGCCCCGAGCGTATGGGCTCGCGTCCGCAACGTCTCCCAGTCGAAGGGTATGGACGGGGAGATCGTCGCCGCGGGCCAAGAGCGGTACGAGGTTCGGATCAGGTACCGCGACGGGATCGACTACACGACCCGCCTCAAATACAAGGCGCTCTACCTCCAGGTGGTCGGGATTACCAATCACCTCGAGCGAAGCCGCGAGCTTCGCCTTGATTGTGAGGTTGCAGACCTATGAGCGCCGTCGGCTTTGAAATCGACTACCGGAAGCTCGAGCGGAAGCTCGTCGGGCTCGAGAAGTACGCGCCCCGAAACGCCATGAAAGCCGCCGCCGGCGCCGCGTTTAAAGTCGTGAACAAGGAAAACGCGCGGATAGCGTCGACCGCCAGCTATAAGACGCCGCAGGAAAACCCGTCGTTCCGCAAGCGGGCAGGAACCAAAGGCGGATACCGACTCCGCAAGGTGAAGCAACGCCGCGACGGA